AAGTTGAATGGTCGTAACTACAACGACGTATGGATTGAGGTAAGTGGTGCTGAACATCAGAACGGTAGCGTCACTTACTATACATGGCACTACACGCCTGATCTGAAGAACCCTGTTCCTATGGATGATAAGACGTTTGATACGATGATCCACTTTGCCGAGATGGTGAAGAAGGAGAATGAGTCAATCGATGCGTCGTATGAACGAGCAATCCGAGAGCGGTCTATTGATGATGACGCAATCGATGCGCTTGAAGATGATCTGGATTCGGATCTAGACGATTGATCTTAGAAGCCAGAATCCACCAGACTATGGATCGTCTGTCCAACAACGAAGCGGATCAACTAAACATTGATCCTGCTTGGATAGACGAGTGTGTCGAGATGGTACGGGAAGGCCTTCACAAGCAGCTTTTCCGTGAGAACGAAGCATTCCGTGTGCGGATGTCTAACATCTCGAAACCAACCTGCCAGCTTCAGATGGAGAAAGCAGGTAAGCCTAAGTCCCGTCTGCCTTACAATCATATTATGCGTATGATGCACGGTGATATGATTGAAGCAATCATGCAACTTGTCCTGCGTATATCGGGGGCAAACATAACGGGCGGCAAAAACAAGGTCACACTGGACGTAGCTGGTACTGAAGTCCGAGGTGAGGATGACATCGAGATAGATCACAAGGTCTACGATACTAAGTCAGCTTCACCTTGGGCCTTTGGTAACAAGTGGAGTAAGGGTTTTGATGGCCTGAAGCAGTCAGATGACTTCGGGTACATAGGTCAACTTGTGGGCTATTCAGCGGCACAAGGTAAGGAGCCGGGCGGCTGGGTCGTTGTTGATAAAAGCAGCGGTCAAGTAAAGGTCGTAGAGGCAGATCTAAAGAAACGGGATGTAGCCAAGATCCTCAAGGACATGGAGAAGACGGTCAAGACACTGGACAGTGACTTTGAGCGTTGCTTCGAACCAGAGGATGAAACCTTCAGACGTAAGCCTACAGGGTCTAAGCGCCTATGCTCTACGTGTGGTTTCTGCCCGTTTCTTAGTTCTTGCTGGCCTAATGCTCAGTACCTGCCACAGACAGGCTCAGAAGCACAGAACCCCAAACACTACTGGTACGTCCAGTACAAGGGCGAGGAACTGTGAATGGCAATCAAACCATCGTCCGCAAAGGCGAAGGGGAGAAAGCACCAACAGTGGGTACGAGATAGGCTCCTAGAGCTATTCCCGTCTCTCGAACCCGATGACATTCGCAGCACCTCAATGGGCGCTGGCGGGGAAGATCTACAATTCTCGCCAGCCGCTCGAAAACAGATCCCCATCAGTGTGGAGTGCAAGGCCTACAAATCCTTCGCAGTCTACAACGTCATCGATCAAGCCAGCACCAATGCTAAGGAAGGGCTTGAACCTGTGGCGGTCATTAAAGCGGACAGAAGAAAGCCGCTGGCTGTGGTGGATGCTGAATACTTTTTCAAACTCTTAACCAAGGCAGGATGACATGACACCAGAGCAACTCCCACAGAACAGCATGATGCTAATGCTGCAACTGAAAGACGAAGGCGACATGTCTATCATGTGCGGTCACAACTTAGCTGAAGAGCTGGGTGAGGAAACAATACACCACCTACAGGATATGCTGACTGGCCTATTCCTATCCTTCGACAATCTAATCGATCTGTATGTATTGGTAGGGGCGATGTCCCGCTACGCCGATGAGCTGCGTGATGAGTTGGAAGGTGAAGGTGTGTCCTTCGAACCAGACGAAGAGCTACTGAAGGCCATCCAAGACGCCAAGGTTATCCCATTCAACAAAAAGAAAATGCACTGAGGTAATCATGGAAATTCACGATATGGTGAATAGCCCACCACACTATAATAACAGCGGCATCGAATGTATTGAAGCTATCTACCACGCATTAGGTGAAGATGGATTTATAGCCTACTGCCAAGGCAACGCCATGAAGTATCTGTGGCGCTACCAATATAAAGGTAAGCCTGTCGAGGATCTAAAGAAGGCTAAGTGGTACATCAACCAGATCATTGAGGTGCTACAGGCAGATGACTAAGGCGGACTATTCGGTTCGCTTGGTCAGCAAGGCCTCATGCGTACCACTCCTACAAAACTATCACTATCTGTCCGATATATCGAAGGGCTTTAAGTCTGGGTTTAATGTCGGTCTACATCATCGTGATCACCTAGTAGGCGTGTGTATATTCACAGGCTGGCCTGTACCTGAATTACTGAAGGGATGCTTCGGCCTACCCCGTACCGAACAGCAAGGCTTTTGGGAGCTGTCTAGGCTTGTCCTACACCCCAAGTACCAGAAGGAAGAGCACAACCTAGCAAGCTGGTTCGTAAGCCGCTCAGTGAAGCTCCTACGGTCCTCTCATGAGGTGCGCTCCATCCTGTCTTACGCTGACAAAGGATACCACCAAGGTACGGTCTACGCCGCATCCAACTTCAAATATTATGGACTGTCCGCCCCGAAGAAAGACTTCTGGATTAAGCAGCCTGATGGCTCGTTCAAGAAGCACTCCCGTGGGCCTGTGAAGCAGCTCGAAGGTGAGTGGCGGACAAGAACCCGAAAGCATCGTTTCCTACTGACTTACGACAAATCGCTGTTGTGCAAGTGGCAGGAAGAAAAATGGAAGAAGGAACCCGAAGTGAAACTAGACGATTATCAAACACAGGCATCAAAAACAGCAATCTATAATGACACAGACGTAATCATTTACCCTGCCCTTGGGCTATTTAGCGAGGCGGGTGAAGTAGCAGGTAAGGTCAAGAAGGTCTTACGTGACAAGAACGGACACTTCGATCCTGTTGAACGGGAGAAGATAGCCGATGAGGTAGGCGATGTGCTTTGGTACATGGCTGCCCTTTGTACTGACTTGGGCATCGGTATGGAAACTATTGCCCAACGCAATCTCGATAAACTTAACAGCCGCATGGCACGAGGAGTCATCCAAGGCTCTGGCGATAATAGATAGGGGAACCAATGAGTAGTTATAAATCCAACCTGAACCCAATGTTTCGGTCCAAATTTTCCGAGGACATCTTTAACCATAAGTATCGCCACGAAGGCGCAGAGACATGGGATCAGTTATCAAAAACACTAATAGAAGATGTATGTGGCGATCACCTGACGAAGGAAGAGCGCCAGTTTCTATACGAAACGCACCGTGACATGAAGTGGGTGGCTGGCGGACGTTACCTGTATTACGCAGGCCGCCCCAACAAGTTCTTTAACAACTGCTACCTGTTGAAGGCCGAGAAAGATACACGAGAAGACTGGGCTGATTTGTCATGGAAAGCTGAGAGTGCTTTGATGACTGGTGGTGGTATTGGTGTAGACTACTCAGTATATCGTGCAGCGGGATCTCCTATTGAGAAGACAGGCGGTCAGGCATCTGGCCCAGTGCCTAAGATGAACATGATCAACGAGATTGGTCGTCGTGTGATGCAAGGCGGCAGCCGCCGCTCTGCTATCTATGCATCCTTGAACTGGCAGCATGGTGACATCAATGAGTTCCTAATGGCAAAAGATTGGCAAAACATGCCAATTGGCAAGACTGGTGCAACCTACTGGGATGTGAAGCAAGATGACTTCAACTTCCCTGCCCCGTTAGACATGACCAACATATCGGTCAACTACGATACAGACTGGTTGCTGAAGTACTACGAGACGAATGAGGTAGGCGACGTATTCATGGAGAACGTGCGTCAGGCGTTGAAAACAGCGGAGCCGGGATTCTCGTTCAACTTCTTTGATAAAGAGGATGAGACACTGCGTAATGCGTGTACTGAGGTAACCTCTGCAGATGACAGCGATGTGTGTAACCTATCGAGCATTAATATGGGGCGCATCGAAAGCATCCAAGAGTTCTCACAGATCGTAGAAGTAGTTACCAAGTTCCTATTGTGCGGAACACTGAAAGCCAAGCTACCATACGATAAAGTATATCAGACACGAGAGAAGAACCGTCGTCTAGGACTGGGTCTTATGGGTATGCATGAGTGGCTGATTAAACGAGGATATCGTTATGAAGTTACACCAGAGCTACATTCGTGGCTGTCTGTCTACCGTGGTGTATCGGACAAGACTAGCTTCCAAACTGCTGATCGTATGTCCGTATCAGTTCCTGTTGCAAACAGGGCTGTTGCACCTACTGGGTCCATTGGTATTCTTGCTGGCACTTCTACAGGTGTGGAGCCTATTTTCGCAGTAGCGTACAAGCGCCGTTACCTGAAGGGCCAGAACCGTTGGATGTATCAGTACGTTGTGGACAGCGCAGCGCAAGAATTGATTGACCGGTATGGTGCAGATCCGGATAATGTAGAAAGTGCATTGGATCTAGCTGCAGATTATGAGCGTCGTATGGCATTCCAAGCTGACGTTCAGGATTATGTGGATATGTCCATCTCATCTACGATTAACCTACCTGCATATGGTACAAAGCTGAACAATGAAGACACGGTTGAAGAATTTGCTAAGACATTGGCTAAATACGCACCCAGACTTCGTGGGTTCACTTGTTATCCTGACGGTAGTCGTGGTGGTCAGCCTCTTACTTCAGTCTCCTATAGAGAAGCAGTAGAAAAACTGGGAGAAGAGTTTGAGGAAGCTATCGAGACTCACGATATCTGCGATATCTCTGGGTCAGGCGGTACGTGTGGCGTTTAATGGGGTGAATTGCTGGCGGGGCCAACTAAGAGGCTCGAATGAAGAATACAGGTCTAGCAATCGCATATGAGAGGGGGAGAGATGCTTTCAAAGAGGGCGTCTTTACCTCTCCTTACGACGATCAAACCATAAAACACAAGGAATGGCAGCGTGGCTTTGACGATGCTTTCTCTGACAACCAAGGACTGCAAAATGTACAAAGAATTCTCAAGATCCAGCCACAATCTGTTTGATGAGGCAGCGAGAACCCGTGCAAAGCAGTTCTGGCGGTCTAATGGCTATCTATGTGCCGACAATGAAGACATCTACGGTGTAGATCTGCATGTGTCGAACAATAAGAGGCAGTTTAACTGCGAAGTAGAGGTAAAGCCGTCGTGGCATGGATTGAATTTCATGTACGACACCATACATATACCTGTACGCAAGGCTAAGTTCCTCACGAACCCTACTGTGTTCATGGTATTCAACGCTGGACTACACAGAGTAGCCGTAATTCCCCGCAAAGCAGTTAAATCCGCCCCCAAGGTGGAAGTTCCTAACCGAGAGATACGGTTGGGCGAACGATTTTTCGATGTGCCTGTGTCTCAGGCCAAATTCTTCACAATAGGAGTATAATATGACTGAAGAAACCAACCCAGTGACGAAGGCACTTAATGACGCCCTAGAGGCAAACCTTCAAGCAGTAGTAGTGTCAGGCTTTGATGCCAACGGACAGATGTTTATGACCAGCTCTAACTCATCTCTACCGTTCATGCATTGGACGCTGAATCGATCTGTATTTGAGCTTGGATTGTTTGAGAAAAACAATGCTGCGGACGCAAAAAAAGACCCAGAGTCGGTTGACCCTGAGCCTGAAAAAGCGTAAAACATTCTGGAATGGTTTGGTCACCATTCTAGTTAGAATGGACCCTCGTACTTCGGTGCGGGGGTCTTTTTATTGTGGTAATGCTTCCTGTGTCTGTTCGTCTACACTTTCAGACCCTAGATACGCACCACGTAGTGCAAGTGGGGTTTGATCAACCACAGTGGACGCCAACCTACCAAACAGGCTCATGGCTTCTTTATCATTGCCGTTGGCTGTCAGTCTGAGCATACGATCAAATTCATCAGGTTTAGCCACTAGGATATCCATAGCCTCTTGTGCGGTGCGTTGGATGTCGTCCACACTAGGCTTCAGTAGTGCCTTACTAATGTTACGAGCGATAGTAGCACGAGTGTTTAGTACGCCGTAGCGCAACGTGATCAAGCGGTCTACGAGCTTAGTCAGATCCTGATCGTAGGTAGTGGTAGACCCGAATGCTTCACCTCGGATAGAACGTGATGCAGTCGATACATCCTGCAGCTCTAGTAGTCGCAGGAACTGATCCTTACGGCCGGGGTTGTTCTTAAACACAATGTTTAGGCCGTTGCGTACTGGGTTCGATGGATTGTTTAGGATCTCCTGTATCTGATAACCAGACACGTCATTGACCGCCCCAGTCGTATTCCCTGACTCCAGTGCGATCTTACGAGCGATGAACACCTTGTTCTTAATGAACTGTAAGTAGGATGCCTGTAGTCCTGCAATGATCAAGTCACCGTCGGGGCGCTTGGCTGCTTCAGCCATTAGCTTATCTAGTGTATTGCCCTGCCCTGTTGTGGCTCCGAAGATCTTATCAAAGGCAGCCTGTGGCTCCTGTGTAATCTGTGGAGTTGCGCCCGGTACTAGGTCGTCTACAAACTTAGCTGCAGCGTCACGTTTAGCATCCGCAAGGATGACGTTGTACTCGTTGCGCATATTCTCGGCTACAGTCTT